TTCTATAAAATCAGGTATGCTTGCTACAAACGTTGTTTCAGAATTGTCCGCATAATTTTGTATTGCCGACTTTAATTGTGCATATGTATAACTCATGTTGTTTCCACCGTTACAGTTCCTACCGATCCGGTAGCTTTTAAAGTATTTGGAGTTAGATCAAAATTATATTGTTGTCCGACAGGATTCCAACCCCAATTAATGCTACGTTCCTGCTCTACATCTTGAGGAGGTCTTGCGTTTTTTAAAGCTTGTGCATCAGATACTTTAGGAAAAGGACCGAGTTGAGGTTGTTTTGGTTCGTATTCATCTTTTCCTACTAAAAAACCCGTCCACTCTCTTCGCATATCTCGATACTTGTATCTAAATCCAGATCTATCTGAAATAGCATACGCATTTTTTCCTGTTGCAAATTTTGACATTAATTAGACCTAAAATAATTATATTGTGGCACAACGTTAAACGAAGCTCTGTCTCTATCTTCTGTAGCCGCTCTTTCAAACTCCTCTTCATATAATGCTTTTAATATTTGAATCCTGTCAGGAGCCCTTTTCATAGCAATGTAGTAAGCTAGGCCTGCCGCCAAACAAGGATAAAACCTAAACGGCATAGCTAATGTGTTTGTGTAGGTATCAGCATCATCCATGCGAGTTAAGGCATTGTAATAGACAACATCGGTAGAATTATCTGGCAAAGGCCAAAGATTTAATACAGGAGTTATTTGCCTATCTAAGAAAAATTGATTTACACGGCTTTCCGATGATTTATCTGGAATAGAAATAAAACCGTCCCTACTCATTCTATCTAAAGAATAATCTGTACCATCTCTTTGAACTACAACAGATAAAATATCAATAATATCTGTTCCTAAAGAGTAAGTACCGTCAGCTTTAGTTACGGTAAAATTTCTTTGTTTTATGGTCCATTGGTTCAAGCCTCTGTTTGCCCACTCCGCAAGCAACAAATTAAGGGATCTTCGAGCAGTCTTTAAATCGTATCCTGTTCGGACTTCTAACCCACATCTTTCAAAAGCCTCTTCGATATAATCTGAAACGTCTAATTCAAAATCGGTACTTCCTGAAACTGCCATATTTACCCCAATAATTTTGCTGCAAAGGGTGCTACTATAATTAAAACAGCTAATCCCCAGACTTTAGCGTCCATTAATTTAAGAGTGTTTTTTTGATCGTTTAATTCTTTTTCAATATTTTTATATCGAAGTAAACACTCTGCTTCATGCTTTTCCAGTTCTCTTAAAACCTCTATTGCCTTCATAATGTCACCACGCCTTACAAGACCAATATCTTGCAGAAAACTTATCTTTTGCAGTTGCACAATTGTGCCTTGCCCTAAAGTTTTTTCTTCTAGCTGGCTGATCTTTTTTTATAGACATGTTTGGATCACCAAATCTAACTAATTTTATTTGGTCGCCCTTCTTAGCTAACACAGCACTTTTTTTGTTTTTATTAGGTGTGCGTTTTGGTTTGTTATAACCAGCAAACGACTCTCCTCGATAAACTATTCTTCCCGAAGGAGTTCGTTTTACGTTTTGAGTAGTAGCCATCTTAACCCCTATGCGTGATAGAACATCATTAAATCAACTGTGCCAACAACGAAAGTAACAAAGCACCCATTTACAAACAAAACCCCATCTTGTGGAACAAAGGGATCTTCCGCAGAACTGTCTGTTCCAATAGTCCGTGCTTGAATCAATTCAGTCCCAGTGGCACTTGCATTTCTTATATTTATTGTACCAGCATTTCCTCCAGATACAGTAGAAAAACCTTGTAGCCTACATCTTCCAGCAAAAATAACACCTAAAGCATTGTTGTTAATTCCAGCGGACACGTTACCAGCCGGGTTTCCAACCGCAGTTATGCTTGTAATAGTTTTAAAGTAACCCGAACTTGTTGCTGTTCCAGCATTTGCTCCAGTAACAGTTTCACTTAAAGCTGATCCATTCACATCTGTACCAACCACCGTAAAAGAAATTCCACTGTCATTACCCGCTGATAAAATTGTAACCTGTCTTCCAGAAGCATTGGTGACACTTCCACCACTAGCTAAAGCACCTCCAATAGTTAACGCAGCATTGTTTCCAACTGATGCCGCTGTTGAAATTCCGTCTGCATCTAAAGCTACTTCGTCGCTAATAATGACTGGTATTACATCAGACCCTGCCATCTTATTCTCCTTTGCAAAAGCGGTAGGGGTTTCCCCCTACCTTAATTAATGGTTACGCAATTTGAACGTACTCAATGATAAATGTGAACGATCCCGCTGTTGTAGCATCAACTGTATTAGTAATGTTGCAGTAAATAGTTCTTGCGGTGTCTGTATACTGAACAGACGCTGGTGCAGTTGTACCATCTTGTGTCTGAAGAACCAAACTAGTTACAGTTACGTTGTGAGCAACAACAGTTGTACCGCCATCAAGAATCTCATCTGTCTGAGCCGCAACAATTTGTGCGCCTGAACTAGATGTACCAACTTCGTATCCAATGTCACCTGTTCCAATAACTGGAGAAGTGTCACAGAATATTTTAATGTCAGTGATGATTGTATTTGCTGGCTGAGAAAACTCACCAATTGTTGGACTATCCCCTGCCGTGGTGTTAACCGTAACACCTGTCGCAAAACCAACGTGTTTTACATATTTATTGGTAACAATACCTGTTGAAGCAATAACTGCGGTATCAGTGATTGCACCTGTTGTAGAGTTTTTAGATATTACTTTAAATCCGCCTTCAGAACGCACTGGTCCTGAAAAAGTTGTATTAGCCATGTTAATCTCCTTGTCTTGGCAAATGTCAGCCGCATTATGCGACTGTCAAGGTGGTTATAGAGTACACTACCCTTTTAAAAAAAGAAAGAGCGCAATCTTTAATTTATTTTTTTGCTTCTTCAGATAAAATTAAACCAAGTACGGCGCAGCCTAGTCCAATAAACAAAGCTTCGCCACCTAGTCCAAAAATACTACCTAAAGCAATTATTCCAAGCCCTATTGCACCCCATGAGGATGGTTCAGACAATCTTTTCATAATCCACTTCATTTTTTCATTTTTCCTTTCTTTTTAACTGCTCCACCATATTTCATTTTTGTGGGTTTTTTAGCCGTTTTTGCAGCTTGTGCAAATTGTTTGGCCGTAGGAGCCCCCTTAGTACCGGGTTTTCTCATTTTTTCACCCGATCCTGCGGCGATGCGTTTCTTTTTTGCGTGAATATTTGCATATAATCCCGGTTTTGCCATTTATCTTGTTCCTTTATAAATTATTTTAAATAAAAAAAAGGCGACCAAAGCCGCCTTTTCTATTTTCACTAAAAGAGCAATTAAGCTCCCGGAGTTCCGAAGACTCCACGCCAATCTGAGACACCGAAGCTGTAACGCTCACGAGCCTTAAACCGCATGTTGCCTGTATCAAAATCGCCTTCCATGGCAGTTTTGATTGCAGAACGATTGAAGTATTTAAAACCGTTCGGAGCGTCAGTTTTGATAAAATACGCATCATTATCGGTAAGGAAGTGATTAACCGCCGCACCTTCTGGGAGCATTCCCATATTTTTCATTGCGTTATTATCGTTGTCCGCTGTTCCCGGTCGTAGGTTAGAGTTCATAACCCTTTCTGCAATAAATTGCAGTTCTTTAGGGATAATCAACTTCATACCACGAACCGCAATCTTTAGACCACGCTCGTCAGTCAAACCTGCAATGTCAATTAGCATTTGCTCAAGAGAAGTCTCGTTGAGGTCTGCCGCAGTAGCAAGAAGGTTTGTTTGGTTGCCTGATAACGACGGATGTGCCGCTGAACAGAGCGCAACACCATCACCAATAGCACTAGCTCCACCAGTAAACGCATTGTTTAGTACGGTAGCAGCTTTAATTTGCTTGGTTGTAGCCATGGAACGAGCCAAAGCCTTGGTGTAACGTGATGCCAGACGGTCATACAAGTTATCTTCAATAGCTTCCTCAGTAATTGAGAATGCTAAAGCAATCGTATCATGTGTGTAACGTGCAGTATATGTTTCCTGCGCGTCATCAAATGATATGGCTCCGCCTTCACTCTTAGTAGGTGCAGCAGCAAAACCACCGAGCATCACTTCTTCTTCAAAAGCTCTGTCTGAACTTTCTTCATCAAAGATTTCGGAATGCTCGTTTTCGTAACGATTGTATTCTAACCCAAATAACGCATTCAGGCCCGGTTCTAGCTCTTTCGCTAGTTGTGCGCGAGATATAGCCATGTTTTAAGCTCCTTATACGCCAGTTGTAGAAACAGTAGCCGCTGCAATAGAGCCAGTAGGCGCATTGAAGTGGTTGTTTATACGAACGATTAATGGGATACCAGCAGCGGTAAAGTCAGAATTAGCAGGACTGTCTTGAATCCCCATAATTCTCAACGCTAACGTGTTGGTGGTTGCAACTGTATTTAGATCCGCTGTTGCC